GGCTGAAGAGGATCTCGACGAAGAAAAGCACGAAGATATTGAAGAAGGCGACATGGGCGGCGACGCTGCTGACGACTTGATCGACGACGTAGAAGCCGAAGAACAAGACGACATGAGCATGGAAGCCGAAGGCGATGATGACGGTGACGACATGGACGACGACATGGGCGACGATGCTGACAGCGACATGATGAGCGATGACGGCGACGAAGAACTTGAAGACCGCGTTATGGATCTGGAAGACAAGTTGGACGAACTCATGGCCGAATTTGAAGGCCTCATGAGCGGTGACGACATGGGCGGTGACGGCGACGGTTTTGGTCCAGACGAAGGCGGAGACGCTATCGAAATGGACGACACAGAAGAAATGATGCCTGAAATGGGCAACTATGGCATGATGGAGAACGTGAGTCTCAAAGCAGCGCCAAAGCCAGTGACCAGTGAAGAAGGCGGTGTCAACAAGAAGTCCACAGTGGCTGCAAATGCAGGCGCCAAAGGCCCTGTCGGCAGCACAGTCAAGCCTGTGAGCACAACCGGTGCCGAAGCACACGGGCGTCCTGCTCCTACTACTAAAGACTTGATTGGCCGAGTTGGCAACACCCCAGCTCAAGGTACTCAAAAGCCCAGCTCAGCCACCAAGCCCAAACTAGGCCAAGACGGCGGCATCAACAACAAGTCTATTGTACCCGGCAAGCACAACTAAAATGACTTACCTACGAGAACAACTTACCTTCCACCAGGCCAACATCGAGGTTCTTGAAGAATCTGATGTCAGCGGGGGTAAGAACCTTTATCTCAAAGGTATCTGTATCGAAGGTAACAAACGCAACGCCAATGACCGAGTATATCCCCTGCACGAAATAACCCGTGCAGTCACTACCATCAACCAACAGATCAAGGAAGGCAATTCCGTGTTGGGTGAAGTGGACCATCCGGATGATTTAAAAATCAACCTTGATCGTGTGTGCCACAGCGTTGAAGGTATGTGGATGGATGGTGATGCTGGACACGGCAAACTCAGAATCTTGCCCACCCCCATGGGTGACTTGATCAAGACTTTGCTGCAATCTGGAGTCAAACTCGGAGTGTCAAGCCGCGGCAGTGGCAACGTTGACGATAGAACAGGACATGTAAGTGACTTTGAAATAGTCACTATAGATGTGGTTGCCCAACCCAGCGCACCGAATGCTTATCCCAAAGCAATCTACGAAGGTATGATGAACATGAAATATGGTCACAGATTACTGGAGATTGCCAAGGATGCTGGTCAGGACAACAAAGTGCAGAAATACTTGAAAGGCGAAGTTATTCGCTTGATCAAGGATCTGAAAATCTAAGGAGAATCTACTAATGTTAGATGCAATCAAACCATTGCTAGATAGCGACTTGATCAACGAGGAAACTCGTACCGAGATTACCGAAGCCTGGGAAGCCAAGCTGACAGAAGCTCGCGAACAAGCCCGTGCAGAACTACGTGAAGAGTTTGCACAACGCTATGAGCACGACAAAACAGTCATGGTTGAAGCCCTAGATCGAATGGTAACAGAAGGACTCCAAGCAGAACTTCAACAAGTGGCCGCTGAAAAGCAGGCACTGGCTGAAGACCGCGTCAAGTTCCAAGGCAAGATGAAAGAAAGCGCCACAAAGTTCAACAACTTTATGGTGACCAAGCTGGCTGAAGAAATTGGCGAACTGCGCAAAGACCGTAAGATGCATGCCGAAGGACTAGAAAAACTAGAAAACTTCATGGTGCATGCCTTGGCTCGTGAAATTCAAGAATTTGCTCAAGACAAGCGTGACGTGGTGGAAACCAAAGTGCGCTTGGTACGTGAAGCACGCAGCAAACTTGAAACTCTCAAGGCACGTTTCGTCAAAGAAAGTGCTGAGAAAATGAGCCGCGCTGTTAGCAGTCATCTCAAGGCCGAACTGACACAACTGCAAGAAGACATCAAAGTTGCTCGTGAGAACAATTTTGGTCGTCGTATCTTTGAAGCGTATGCAGCAGAATTTGGTGCCACTCACCTGAATGAGAACGCCGAAGTTCGCAAGCTCAGCAGCCTGCTACAACACAAAGACAAACAGTTGGCAGAAGCCATCCGACTCACCGAACGAGCCCGAGTCGTTGTTGAGTCCAAAGAACGTGAAATACGTATGATTAAAGAATCCAATGAGCGTGAAGGCACAATGGAAATGTTGCTGGCTCCCCTAAACCGGGACAAAGCAGAAGTCATGCGTAATTTACTGGAGAGCGTACAAACATCCCGTTTGAAGAACGCCTTCGAAAAGTATCTACCAGCTGTGTTGGAAGATCGATCTGTGCGAGCTGCCAAAGTGATCACCGAATCGGTTACCGAAGTAACTGGGGATAAATCTGTTCCAAGTAGTCAGCAGGAAGAACGCGAAGCCAAAAGCAACGTGATCGACCTCAAGCGCCTGGCAGGGTTATAATTAATTTTATAGGAGACTTAAATGTCACAAGAACTATTAGAAAGCCGCTGGGGCGAGACCAAAGAAGCACTGCTTGAAGGTCTGAACGGTACCAAGCGCAACAGCATGGGTGTTATCCTTGAAAACACTCGCAAGTACCTGAAGGAAAACGCTTCCGCAGGTTCAACAGCAGCAGGTAACATTGCTACTTTGAACCGCGTGATTCTTCCAGTGATCCGTCGTGTTATGCCTACCGTTATTGCTAACGAGTTGGTTGGCGTTCAGCCCATGACCGGACCAGTTGGTCAGATCCACACCCTGCGTGTGCGTTATGCCCAAAGCCTGACTGACAACTCAGCAGCCCAAACCAGCGTCAGCGCCGGTGAAGAAGCCCTGAGCCCATTCAAGATTGCACAGGCCTACTCCACAGTGCCCGGCACAGCCACCACAGCCACCAGCTACAACGGTGCTGCCACAGCTACCATGGAAGGCACAGGCGGTAAGCAAATCTCCGTACAGATCTTGAAGCAAGCTGTTGAAGCCAAGACCCGTAAGTTGCAGGCTCGTTGGACCTTTGAATCTGCACAAGACGCACAAGCCATGCACGGTATCGACGTAGAAGCCGAAATCATGGCTGCTCTGGCACAAGAAATCACAGCTGAAATTGACCAAGAGATCCTGTTGAGCCTGCGTAGTCTGGCTGCCACAGAGTTCACTTACAACCAAGCTACTGTGAGTGGTACTGCTACATTCGTTGGTGACGAACACGCCGCTCTGGCTGTGCTGATCAACCGTGTGGCTAACCTGATTGCTCAGCGTACACGTCGTGGCGCTGGTAACTACGCTGTGGTCAGCAGTGCTGCACTCACAGTGTTGCAAAGTGCTACCACCAGCGCATTTGCTCGCACCACAGAAGGCACCTTCGAAGCTCCTACCAACACCAAGTTTGTTGGTACCTTGAACGGTAGCATGCGTGTGTTCGTCGACAGCTATGCCAGCGACACCACTCCTGTGTTGGTTGGCTACAAAGGAAGTTCGGAAGCTGACGCTCCTGCATTCTACTGCCCATACATCCCCCTGATGTCAAGCGGTGTTGTGCTGGATCCAAGCACATTCGAACCAGTCGTGAGCTTTATGACCCGCTACGGATACATCGAGCTCACCAATACTGCAAGCAGTTTTGGTAACGCTGGCGATTATGTTGGCGAGATAGCTGTGCAAAACTTGTCTTTCAGCTAATCACTGCGAGGCTTTTTCAAAGCAATCAAAAAAGGACCGCAAGGTCCTTTTTTGTTGACTATTCTACTCTGATATGTTATTGTAGTTGGGTGAAATCGCAGTACAGACTAAATAACAACATGAAACCTTATACCTATCTTGTTAAACACCTCCCAACTGGTCGAGTATACTATGGATTTAGAGCGGCCAACAAAGTAGATCCTGCTGACGATTTGTGGACGCTCTATTTTACTAGTAGTACAAAAGTTCAACAACTTATAGAAGAAACTGGTGCAGACAGTTTTGATTTTGAAGTGCGACGAATCTTTGAAACTAAAGAACAAGCTGTGTTATGGGAAACAAAAGTACTACGTAGGTG